GAAAAGTTTAACGCCCCGCAGCACTTTTTAACCGATCATACAAATCTCGATCTGTCCGGTACAGCCTTGACTGCTCCGTCAAATTGAAAGATTCAGGCGCAAACGGGTTTTTGATGCCCGCTGGCGTATCAGTAGATGACCGTCCAATGGGTGCGCCACTGCCCTGTGGCTTTGGTTGCTTCTGCATCCAAGCCGGCAGAGTCTTTGCCCAATCCTGCACTGGTGTGCGCTGATAACCATCAACTACAACGACAGTGCCATCCGGCTCACGCTCAATCTTGTCTGGTGTCAACTTGGTTTTCATCACCAAGTCAGGGTCATGCACAATATCAGCCAGTGCGCTGACGGCAGGCGTTAGCAGCTCAAGCTCACGGACGCGGATCTCAAGTTCAGCAATCCGCTGATCCTTCTGTGCGGTAGCCTCCCGAAACTGTTGTTCCAGAGCTTGTCGGGCTTCTTGATATTTACCCTGTGACTCCAGCTCCGTCTGCTCTGCTTTGCGCTTGAAGTCAATCAGTTCTTGGATGTCAAGCCCATCAGGCACTGCCCTAGCTTGTTCAACGGCTGTCTTGTATTCACGTAGAAGATCTGCGTTCTTGCGTCGCATTGCCTCCAGTTCTGCCTGCATTTGGCTGACATCAACAGACTGCTCCACGGGAGCTTGCTGTTCATCGGACATAAAACCCACGGGGTTTAGAGCGCACCTAGGATAATGGTTAGTATCCGATAATGTCAAAGCGGGAGTGGGACACGGTTGTGCGTGAACCGTGGAACCCGTTGATCTACCACTGCCTAAAGGCTATTGACAGGCACATGGAGATTTACCGCAAAACTGGTAACGGCTGGCACGCCGCTAAAGCACAAGACCTACGGTGGTATGTTGCGGAGCTTAAAGATTGGATCACTGCAAATGAGTGATCACCACTTCACCTTGTCCGCCCAGAACGCAGGTGACATCTTGCCTTTGGCAATGTTGCTGGCATGACGTGCCTTGAAGCTAGCCCGTCGTGCCTTAGACGTTTCAGACTCTCCTGCTCTAGCAGGGCTGCCACTAACGCCCTGCTGTCCAAATCGAATCAGTTTTACCTTGTCACCTTCTTTGGCTAAAACCGCGTGTGATTTTGTGGGATGCCCAGGCGTCCGCTTGGGTTGGTTGTAACCCTCAAACTGCTCGCCGCGATACTTGATTGCCATCAGCCTCGCGCCTTCTTGTAGAGGTCGCTGTCAGCCTTACGGGCTCCGCCCTTGCCCGATACATAACTATTGACGCGACCCATTGCCCATGCCTCCATCGGGACATTGCGAGAACCACTAGACAGGTAAGCACCCTGCCCACGGCGGTAAACCGCCGCTAGTTCGCGGTACGTGAAGCGAGTGCCTTCAGCTTTGGCGCGAAGGGCTTTTTTAGTTGCCTCGCTTAGGGGTTTTGCGCTTGCCACCTTGTTGGGTCCTTGATTTGGAAACGGCACGTATGTCAATAAACTCGCCGCGTTTGTATGCCTCAGCGGTGCTTTTGATCTCCCGAGCTTTGGCGCTCTTGTTCTTGGCACCGCTAAGGTACTTTTTCGGCAAGCCGGTTGCCTTGTCTTTTGGTACGCGGCGTTGCTTGCCAGCCATCGTTACTTTTTGCCTCCTTTCTTGGGCATCGGCTTTTGAGGCTTGGCTGGTCCGGTGTACTTAGGCATCTGCTTTGAGGCAGCTACCCTGCCATGCTATTTACCCTTCGGCTTTTGCTTCCGGCTTTTTCCCGCCTTTGCCAGTGCGATTGCCACCGCTTGCTTTCGCGGCTTGCCCGCCTTCATCTCCGTTTTGATGTTCTGCGAGATCGTCGCTTGGCTTTTGCCTGACTTGAGTGGCATCTGGGGTGACCATGACTCCAGACCTATCGTACCAACCACTGCTGCCATCAGGCTTTTCAATGTACCGGGCGTCTATGGGTTGCCCGCCATGCTGGATTGATTCAAATTCTGTCGCCTTGCGCCCGTCGGCGTAAGTGTATTTAAGGGTTAGCTGCTCCATAGCGTTTTTGCAGTTGCTGCAAGGTTAGCTCCGAACCATCATCACGGACAAGTTTGGCGATGGCAGTTTGCGGACCATACTTTTTAGACAGTAACTCAAAATACCGAACGCGCTCTTTGCCTAGCACCTCTGCTTGCACGGCTACTGGCTGCTTCGCTAGCCATTGTCCATACGTCAGATCAGCAGGCACCTGACCATCCATGCTTGCGCGTCTGCCGGGTGGTGGGGGGTCAAAGCCTAGGGCTTTGTAATCAATCACTGGCACTGTCGTTGATCTGCAGTTGAAATGCTGCGGTGGCGTTGGTCCTTTGCCATAAACAAACTCCTTACCGTCTAACGCACGGCAGATAGCACTGGTCCGTAAATCAAGCGTGGCAACGTACTTGTATTTATTAGTGATGTCCTGATTGGCTTCATAGACCTGTTGGCTGGCGGCGTTTGCGACTTGATTGATGCTGGTGCGAACTAGCGCAACGATCTGGTTGTTAGCCATTGCAGTTAATTCACCGCCAGATGCAATAATGCTTTTAATGCCAGCGGCACGTAGCTGACCTTTTGTAGTTGCAACTTCGCCAAATATTAGTCGTTCTCCACTGCGCTCTAATGTGCCGATCAGCCGCTTTGCAATAGCAGGCGTCGGCTCACCCGTGAGCAAGCCTTGGCGCACCACTTGTGAAAACCGCTCAGCCTGACTGGTAGCAATGCCTCGAAATGCTTTTTCAGTTACGTCGCCATTGGGCAGCGTCATCATAGTGCCCTTGGCAGCAGTCAAGTTAAATGCACCGGTGCCGGCTTGACGCGCCAACGCGTCTACGCCATATACAGATTTGTATAAGTCATCCGACAGTGTTACCACGTTAATCTGCGTTGGATCAGTGGTCACAACTGACTGCGCGAATTGCGGGCTAATCTCAACGGTGTTCACAATATTCCTGGCGCCTGCGGGCAGTGCCTTGCGGAGCTGTTCTGCTACAAACTCAGACTGCAACAGGGCTAAGCCTTGCAGTTCGTTACTCGTAATAGCAACACTAGCATTTGACCATGTGTTCAATGATTCTTTAAGCTGTGCAAGAATTGCTCTTAATCGTGCTGCTTTTACAGGCGCTGACAATTCATCAATAGTCCGCAGTTGATTGACAGCATCAATAATAATATCGTTGTATGCGTTCACGATACGCCGTGACACGCTGTTGCTAAAACGATTTAGATCAATCGCGTTACGGTACAGGCTTGATGGTGTCGTCATTTGAAGCCTAATTTAGCAGGGTCACAATCTGTTATGACAGAAACATCAGCGCCAGCTTTTAACGCCTCATGTATTAACAACTGCACAACACTAACCTTATCCTTGCAGTCGCTTGTTACCTGCAGCTCCTCAACGTGATACTGTTTGCTATCACGAAACCATGCCAATCTAATTACAGCAAACACATCATCGACCATTTCCTTGCGGGTGCAGGATAATTGCTGCCGCCGTGGTCCACGCGAACCCATTAGCAACAACTTAAATAATGGTCCCATCATTCAGGTATCTCATCAATATCTTCTGGTTCCGCTGATTCTTCTGGCATCTGTCGATTGCCGACAGGCTCTGGCTGGTTCATCTCTATCAACCCACCATTTTGCGTTGCCTCTAGTTCCTCTTCTACGTCAAACTCATCGCCTAGCACCTCGCCTTCATACAACTGGTCTAGCAGCGTCTTTTGCGTGATCGTGCCTGCGGTGTAAAGCGCCAGCAACGACTGGATCTCCTGCGGATCCAGCTTGCCGCCTAGGAAATCACGGTTGACATATGAACTGCCAGCCTGCGGCACGTTGAGATACCGGGCGTGATACACCAGGCAGTTATCAATTAGATCCTGCATGTTTTGAGCAATCACCATCATGGTGCTATCGCCCTGACTGCGATCAATCCGCTTTGCCTCTGCAGTCTCAGCACTTAGCTTCTGACCTAACACAGCAGACAAGCCCAGTTCATTGATCTGCCCGGCTACCTGATCAAGCCTTTTGAACTGCGCCTCAAAACTCTTGCCATCAGGCT